AAGTGTGGACAACGTCCTAGAGCTGTTAATTATAAGAAAAACGACAAGACTTATTATCGAAGTCTATGTGAAATCTGCTTGGCTCACGGAGTTAATCACGGAATACCACGATGGTATCGTGCAGGGTATAGAGCAAAATTACAGTGCGAAAAATGCGGGTTTAAGAGCCCGCATAAAGAAGTGTTTCGAGTATTTCACATAGACGGAAATTTAGACAACTGCCGTCACAACAACTTAAAAACTGTGTGTGCTAACTGCGCTCAAGTATTAAGCAAGGAACAGATTAGTTGGAGACAGGGCGACCTCGTCGCTGACTTCTAAAAGATTAGCTGACTGTTGATACAGCTGATCAATAGTGCCGTTGTTATCAATAACGATATCAAATTTACTGCCTAACCAAGCCCATTCGCTTGCGTGAATTCCCTGCCGTTTCATTTCATTAATAGCAAGATTCGAACCCCTATTAGCAGCCACAGCGTGTTCATACCACTCAGGAAGATTACCGCGTTGGACCCATACAATAGTGCCGCCGGCATTTTTAATTGCTGAAATTTCGTTAGGGAATCGACAATCTGAAATTACCACGTGATCTTTTGAGTTGCGTATTTTGTTTTCTAAGCTGGCAATCCATATATCATCGTGGAATGATTTGCGGCATACTTCAGTGCCCCAGTATTGTAGTACCCAACGAGGAGTCAGTGTAGGCATTGCCAGTCGTTCGGCCCACCACGGATCTACTTGTTCACGCCACTCTCTGGCTTCTTTAGTACGGCCTTCGAGCATCGTACGATCCCAGCCAAATACATTTGCCACAGCATCTTTGAGAGTGCTGGCAAAACTTTCTCGTCTAAATTCGTGGAAGTTAACTAGATAGTCAGCGACTGTGTCCTTGCCGCTGCCGATAAAACCGCAAATACCTATGATCATAAATTGTCCCCTTTAAAACAATTATAATATAGATTAGTTATAAGGTCAACCGATAATCCAGGTATAGCCGCTGCCGCCGGGAACCAATTTCATTAGATCGTCAATTAGTTTTTCCATTTCAGCCTGGGCTTCTTGTTTAAGTGCAGCACCGTTTAATGAGCTGCCACCGCCTGGTCCTGCAATTTGAGCAAACTTTTCTCGAGCCTGACCTAGCATCATTTTACAGTTTGCTAAGGCATAGTCTTTAATCCATTGTCCAGCATAGGTGTCTTCGATGATAGCAAAGTCTGGTTTGATGTTATAGACCATTAGCATTACTGATTCTTCACCACGTGGACGTTGTTGTATGATCAGCTTACGGCTTTGTGGACTCCACGTAAAGTTAATATAACTACCAAACATCTTACCAATAAGTTCTTGATACTGTGCAAACAATTCATAGGTTAATAACCCGCCCATATTCGTTGATGCTAACAAATAGGTATTTGTATAGGCCATATTAAATGGTTCAAAAACAGTACCTCCAGACCCGCCGCCAGTTCTGCTGCCAACTCCTCGACGGAAAATCTGTCGAACCTGCTGGATTTCTTTTGGTAAAATATACTCGTTTTGATCTACTATTAGATTCAAAAATACATAGCTTTCTTCCACAGCATTATCACTGCGTTGTCGGAATGTTGCTAAACTACGATTTAGGGCGGTTTCATAGTGGATCGGATCTAATTCGATATCGATCATTCCATCGCCTAGCATAGCTTTGCAATAGTCGTAAACTGATTGTTTTGATTGGTCTATTTGGCTCATACTGTTATTTATCGTAGCGGTAAATATACTACTATGCCAAGACTCAGCTTATACCGTCCCGAAAAGGGAAACGACTTTAAATTCATTGATAAAACCATTTGGGAAATGTTCCAAGTAGGGGGTACTGATGTCCTAGTACACAAGTATATAGGACCCGGATCGTCGTCTGCTGGTGCATCACCTGCTACTCCGAATTATATAGGTGGGCCGCAGGAAACACAGATACAGGATCTACTATTCTTAGAAAATCGTGACCGTAAATACGACCCAGATGTTTACCTACTCCGTGGAGTTTATAATATCCAGGATATTGATTTTAACCTAAGTCAGTTTGGTTTGTTTTTACAAAATGATACTATTTTTATCACATTCCATATCAACGATACTGTTGAAAAAATAGGCAGAAAAATAATGAGTGGTGACGTTATAGAGTTACCGCATTTGAAAGATGAGTATGCACTCAATGATCTACAGTTTGCCCTTAAGCGTTTCTATGTTATTGAAGAAGTTAATCGTGCAGCAGAAGGATTTTCAGTAACTTGGTATCCACATTTATATCGTGCAAAATGTAAACCGCTAGTCGACAGTCAAGAATTTAAACAGATCCTCGACGGTGCTGCGGGTGAAGGCAGCAATCAAACACTGCGTGACATTATGTCAACCTATGAAAAAGAAATGCAGATTACACAGGCAGTTCTTGATCAGGCAGATGCTGATGTTCCTGCAGCAGGATATGACACTACAAAATATTATACACTGCAAACTGATCCGTTAACTGGTCGTGCAGAACTGGTTACTGCTGACAATGATTCTATTTCACAGTATGATGCATCATCAAATAACGATGCAGTCAATGCGTCTACACAAGACCTAAGTCCTGATTACAATGACTACCCCGGGTATCTTGTAGGTGATGGAATCCCAGGTAACGGTGCACCATTTACTTCAGGAATATCATATCCTATCAATCCAATACGAGGTCAATTCTGTTTAAGAACAGATTACCTGCCAACTCGCTTGTTCCGCTTTGATGGCGCACATTGGGTCAAGATGGAAGACGATGTACGTATGACAATGACTAATCTAGGAGACAGCGACACGACTTCTGGGAATAGATTTGAAGGTAAAGAAACAAGACTTACACAGAAGACATCATTTATCAATAACACAAAGACAGATGTTATCAACGGAAATGTTGTTAAACAAAAGCAGAGCTTATCTAAAGCACTTAGACCACAGGCGGACGAATAATGGATTATTTTTATGACGGTCAGATAAGACGCTATGTAACACAGTTTATGCGTGTGTTTACTGGATTCAAATATAAAACCGGAGGAGATGTTTCAGAAGAACGTCACGTTCCTGTAATGTACGGTGATATGACTCGTATGGTTGCCAGTGTGATTAGAGAAAATTCAGAAAACAAATTGGCAACTGTTCCTAGAATTTCTTGTTATATGACCGGATTAGAAATTGACAAGGAAAGATTAAGCGATCCTTCGTTTGTCAGCAAGATTAACATCAGAGAACGTGCTTATACTAAAGACACAGATACTGGATTAATCGAATATAAAAATGTGCAAGGCGGTAATTACACTATTGAACGTCTAATGCCAACTCCGTTTAAGCTCACAATGAAGTGTGATATTTGGACTAGTAATACTGATCAAAAATTACAACTGCTAGAACAGATTTTAGTACTGTTTAATCCAAGTTTAGAATTACAGACTACTGACAACTATATCGACTGGACCAGTTTAACTGTGCTTAACCTCAATACAGTTTCTCTAAGTTCAAGAACTATTCCTCAAGGTGCTGAAAGTGAAATAGATATCTGTTCGTTAGATTTTGATATGCCTATATATGTTAGCCCTCCAGCTAAAGTTAAACGCCTTGGTATTGTTAAATCTATTATCAATAACGCATTTACCGAAGACGGTAATATTGCCAGCCTAGAAGAATTAGTCTACGGCGATATACCAGGTAATTTCCAAACAACTACAGAAAGATATAAAGTATTGCTGTTCAAATCAACCAACGGTCAACCTTATGATTATGACTTAACTGTTGCTGATCGCAATCAGGCAATACTGACTACCGGAGTTGATCAAGGAATGACTAAACTTGGAGATGACCTCGATTGGAATATGATCGTAGGAAATCGCAGTGGTGGCGCAGCAGTACCAGGAAGTCAGGTCTATTTTAAACAGCCTAACAGAACGCTGCTAGTTGGTACATTTGCTATTAATCCTATAAATCCAAATGTTATTGTAGTAACATTTGAGCCCGAAAGCCTACCTCATAATACACTAATTGACAACACTGGTAAATTAGAAACTGACGAGGGATATGATATTCATAGCGGCCGTGGAACTATTGATGCTATTATCGATCCTTATAAATTTGATCCGATTGAAGTGTATGGTTCGCAGGCTCAAATACCAACTACACTACGATATCTAATGTTAGATGATGTGAACAATAGTGTAAACGTCGGTGGATTTATCCGTGATGTTGACCCATTAGATGGTAGTTCACGTGACGGATACCAAGGCCCAAGAGCTTGGAAAAATCTAAACGGCAGTGATCCAGTCATCGAAGCCAACACAGTGATCCGCTGGGATGGCACTAAATGGGTTAAGGTATTTGATCCTATAGATTATACCACTGGTCCGATCGTGCAGAATCTACGTACAGGTATCAAGTATCGCTGGACTGGGTCAGAATGGCTCAAAGCATTCGAAGGTGAATACTCACCAGGTTTCTGGGGATTCCGTTTTGATCCTTAATAAGTAACTGATGCAACAACGTGCCGGATTACTTTTCTTAGCCAAAACAACTAGACGAATATTGTTAATTCTCGAAAACGAGAAATGGACAGTACCTACGTTTGCTAGGCAAAACATACTGTTAGATGATGCCCAAGTGCTGTTAACACAATACAGTCAGGGTAGAATCTTGCCTATCGAACTGTACCTCAGTGATGATCGCGGATTTGAATACGGTACCTATGTCTGCTTGACTGACAGTGAATTTTTAACTTCTGTAGTTCCCACACTAGCCTGGTGTGATCTAGATCATCTGCCGAAACAACTGCATCCGGGTCTCAAAGCAACATTAAATAATCAACTGATCAGAACAAAGATCGATACCATATTGGAGTTAGTATAATGTTTACCCCATTGCTTAAATCAGAAAGATTTGTCGAAGAATATACAAGGTTTCAATTAGAAATCGCAAAGATCTCCGACGATGCTACTAGAGCTGGACTAGAAGGTGAGCTGATAACTCTGCGTGGAATTGTTCAAGCACTAGACGAGTCACACGAAAAAATTACTTTTGGTGATCGCCCAGGGCAAGAAGTTGATGACTATAGAGAAAAAATTAGATCTCTACGCCAGAGCATCGACACAAAACTTCGTGTCTGGCGTGAGAATCATTAAGCCTGCGCTTCACCCCAACGTAGCACCAAGTTAGCAACTGTACCACTACCTGTGGTCTTATACACGTTAATGGCCAATACGTCTGGACCATTTGGGAATGTACCTCGTCCACCAATACTAGTTGAAGTCAATTCCTTCAAGTCTTGAAGACTCAAATCAACCGTTGAACCAGGAATCGCAATGAATGAAAATACCTGTTCACCAGGTAGTGCATACTGCGCACCGAACGCAAACGTTATAGTA